ACTTTAGAAGGCAAACTAATTGCTTTCAAAAATTTAGTTCAATTTAAAAATTATACAACAGAGCAGCTATTACAATGGATACAAAACAAACAGACGAAATCATTAAACGATTAGAGCTTGGCGAACCTTTATCAAAAATTACTCGAGATAAGAAGTTACCCGATGCCTCAACTGTTTATAAACATTCAAGAGATAACAAAGAGCTGCACGATAAGATTATGCAAGCTAGGCAAACTGGTGTTTGGACTTTATTGGATAAGATTGCGGAAGATATGGAAATACCAAAGACACCACAAGAGACACATTTTTTAAGAGAGAAATATTCACACATAAGATGGCTTGCGTCTAAACTTGCTGCTAAGACGTTTGGCGACAAGCTGCAACAAGATATTAAACAAGACACAACAATTACTGTTAGTTGGGGAAATCCGAATGAAATGGTTGATGCTAAAAAGATTGTGGAAGAAATACAAACGACAGCTGTTCCGAGCTTACCAAATAGTTAAATAACCAATCTGGTAATATATCTTGACACATTGGCAATGCTATGTTATTCGTTAATTGAATGAAAAACAAAGGAGAAAAAAACATGGCACAAAAAATGTTTTTAGATGCACAGTATAAGCAGCTAGTTAAAAACTTCAAAGAGCAAGACGGAACTAAAGAGTTCAAAGCTGTTGTGAAGTTGTTTAATCCAGCTGGTATCGGTACTTGGTATCTATCAGAGTTAAATCCAGAAACAAATGTTGCGTTTGGATTAGCAGACTTACACGAAAAAGAGTTAGGATATACTTCTATCGATGAGTTAAAAGCGTTCAAGGCTCCATTCGGTTTAGGTATCGAAAGAGACACTAGCTTTGAAATGAACAAGCAAAGTTTACAAGACTTAAATCAGTAGAACAATTCAGCCAGGTTTAGTAGAGATACTGCCTGGCTTTGTTGTATCTAGCCTGGAGTACCTAAGATCTCCGTTCTTTTATATTGGCAGCCTGGATCCTCGCCAGCGGGTATGAGTTCGGATATAGAGAGAGTTGAGCTGCTACTCCCTGGTTGCTCTCTGGTTTATTGAATAAGTATTGAACAACGCCAATAGTTGGTAGGTTTCTAACCTACGAGCCTTTATATTTTCAGAAAAACATGGAACATTTCAAGAACATTAAGGGGGGTATACCCCAAAATCCACCCGCATTTGGCTAATATATATAAGTTGGGAGTTCGACACACGCAGACAGACACAGATTATGAATAAGAAATTAAAACACAAAATGATAACAGCAATGGTTTTCCTAGCCGAAGATACTAACGGCATGGTTATCCACTTAAATGGTTTTGATAACTCAAAGCACGCAGATGATTTTGTAAAAAAGTTAATGAAAAAAAGTGGGATTGAGTACAACTCAATTTTAGATCTAACTGAACTACCCACTCTACACTAGGAGAAAACATGGATAAGATAATAAAATATTGGAATAGCAGAAGTAGAAATATTAAAGCTGTTGTAGTAGCCGCTATAGTTATTGTTGTAATTTCTATAATTTTTTAATGCACATCCAAATACCTTATACGCCTCGGCCATTACAAGCAGAGCTGCATGAGGAATTAGATAAGCATAGGTTTGCAGTTCTAAATTGTCATAGACGTTTCGGAAAAACAATTCTTGTAATTATGCACCTTATAAAAAAGGCGTTAACGAATGATAAGAAAAACCCACGGTATTATCTGATCGGGCCAACATTCGTAAGTATTAAGAGGGTTTGTTGGGATTATTTAAAACAATACGCTGGCTGTATTCCAGGAACTACATTTAACGAAACCGAGTTAAGATGCGACTTCCCCAATGGCGCAAGAATAACATTGATGTCTGGAGAAGATCCAGATCGTATTAGAGGAATTTACGCAGATGGGATTTGTGTTGATGAGGTTTCACAGATGAACCCAAAACTTTGGCACGAAATTTTGAGACCCGCTATATCTGACAGAAAAGGGTTTGCATATTTTATTTCGACACCCGCTGGAATGAGTAATATATTTTATGATCTATACCAGTACGCATTAAGTGATCCAAAGTGGTTAGCTTATACTGCTAAAGCAAGTACAACAAATTTAGTAGATCAAGAAGAATTAGACGCTGCTAGAGCGCAGATGGGGGAAAGTAAATTTTTGCAAGAATTTGAGTGCGATTGGGTGGCAAACGTAACGGGAAGTATTTATGGAAACATAATGCAAAAGTTAGAAGATAATAAACAGATAAGCAGAATTGCTTATGATCCAAGTTTATTAGTTCATACCGCCTGGGATTTAGGTTATGGCGATAATACGGCAATAGTTTTTTTTCAACAAGTTGGTAATCAAATATTGATTATTGATTATTATGAAAACAACAAAGAAGGCTTGCCGCATTATGTTCAATATTTAAAAGATAAAGATTATGTTTATGGGGAACACTATGCGCCTCACGACATTGAAACTCACGAATTTAGTAATGGTAAGACAAGACGAGAAGTTGCTTATCAATTAGGAATAAGATTTAGGGTACTGCCAAAACTACCATTGGAAGATGGGATCCACAGTTTAAAAATGGTGTTACCTAAATGTTGGTTTGACGCAGAAACAACTAAACCATTAATAGCTGCATTAAGACATCATCATAGAAAGTTTAACGACAAGATGAGAATTTTTAGTGCAAAACCCGTTAAGGATTTTAGCTCACACGCTTGCGATGCTGCAAGGTACATGGCTATATCTTTATCGGAATTACCAAGACAAAAATTAGCCGAACAGCAAACAGCTCAAAGCGAATATTCAATACACAAGGAGAAATAGATTATGGGAGGAGTAGCAAAAGCAATAATAAAACCAATAGCAAAATTAGTTATGCCATCAGCACCAGCGATGCCAGCAATACCAGAACCACAACCATTGCCAGAAGCACCTAAATACGATGACACAGCAAGAGAAGAAGATGTAGCAGAAAAAAGAGCTGCTATTAGAAGAAATAGAAAAGGCAGAAGCTCTACAATATTAACAACAGCTAGTGGTTTAGACGATGACGAAACTACTACTAAAAAAACAATGTTAGGAGGATAATATGGGTGGAGCAAGTAATACATCAGATGACAGCGGAGGTGGATCAAGTTATTCAGATCAATTAAAAAAAAGTCAAAAAAAAAATCCAATAGTAGAATTTGTAAAAGGTGGTGGAGTACCTGGAATGCTTTATAGAGCTGTAAAAAAAGGTATTGAAAAAACTAAAGACAGAAAAATTAATGATAGTTATTTAGGTAATTCAGATTATCAAGGAGACGTTTCTAAAAAACCAACACAAGCACCAACATATGAAGGCGGTGGTAGCGATAACAATCCTATTCTTTCAACTAATATAGAAGCTACAAAACAAGTAGCATCATCTGGAATTGTAACTAACTCTGGAGCTAGTTTAAAAGCTGCAACACCAACTATAGCAGAAGTATCACAAGCAACATCAACAATGATGTCGGATGCAGAAATATCTGTAGCAAATAAAAAAAAAGGTAGATCAACTACAATTTTAAATAGAGCAACGGGATTAGGTAATTCTTCTTTAAACACAACTAAAAAAACATTGGGAGCATAGATGGCAGACAATCCAAAAGCAAAAATGGTAATGGAGAGATACAAAACTCTCAAAGCACAAAGAGTTACCTGGGAAGATCATTGGCAAGAACTTGCTGATTATTTTTTACCAAGAAAAGCAAACATCACAGAAAAACATACGCCAGGCGACAAGCGACACGATCAAGTATTTGATGGTACAGCAACTCACGCTTTAGAATTATTATCTTCTTCTTTAAATGGAATGTTAACTAATACAATTTCTCCATGGTTTGTTTTAAAATTTAGAAACGCAATGGCAGCTGACAATGATGCAGCTAACGAATGGCTTGAGAGCTGCGCAAAAATTATGCAGCAAGTGTTTGCTAGATCTAATTTTCAACAAGAAGTGTTTGAATTATACCACGAGCTTTTATGTTTTGGTACATCCGCTATGTTTATTACAGATGATGTTAAAGATGATTTAAGATTTAAAACTTTACACATATCAGAAATATTTATTACTGAAGATAGTAAAGGAATGGTTGATAGTTTAACTAGAAGATTTCATCTTAAAAATAAAAACATACCTTCAATGTATGCTGACGCAGATCTTCCAAGAGCCATCTTAACAGATATAGAAAAAGCTCCTTATGAAGATGCTGTTATTATTCATTCAGTTTATCCAAACGATACTCCTATGGGGTATAACAATAATAAAAATATGGATTGGGTATCGTGTCATGTTCACGAAAAAACTGGAACACTATTAAGAGAAAGTGGATTTAAAGAATTTCCATACGTGGTACCTAGATATTTAAAATCTTCATCAAACGAAATATACGGCAGATCTCCAGCAATGAATGCGTTGCCTGATACGAAGATGTTAAACACAATGTCTAAAACAACTATTAGAGCAGCTCAAAAACAAATTGATCCACCTTTAATGGTTCCCGATGATGGTTTTATTTTACCGATTAGAACTGTTCCTGGCGGATTAAATTTTTATAGATCTGGTACTAGAGAAAGAATTGAACCTTTACAAATAGGCTCAAACAATCCTTTAGGTTTAGCAATGGAAGATCAAAGAAGAAAAGCAATTAGAGAAAACTTCTTTGTCGATCAGTTAATGACAGCACAAGGCCAAAACATGACAGCTACAGAAGTTATGCAAAGAACGGAAGAAAAAATGAGATTACTTGGCCCCGTGTTAGGTAGATTGC